TGCGCTCTTCGCCAGGGGTGACGATGGGCTCCACTTGTCGCTCGCAACTTCTTTGGGGAAGATTGCTTTGTTGCCCTTCTGTGAGACCAGGACAACTTGATTTGGATTCTGGCCTTCTGCTTCTGGCGCTTTTGCCCAGCCCTGGGGCAATTCGCTCAGCCCCTCACTTGCTACTTGCTCCCACTGATTGCCGTGAAACTGGTGTCCCTCAACGTCGCCCTTGAAGATTTGGTCGATGATGGACTTGCTCGTGTAGAAGCGCTTAGTCGTCATTCGCTGTCACTTCGATAAGCCAAAGGATTAGTGCGTAGACAAAAACTGCGTAGATAACTTCCATTATTCGCCCCTCGTTACAAGTGCTGTTAGTGGCAGTCCAAGTCGGTGGAGTGCGCCGTTTGGAAGTTCAACCTCATCACGCCATACTTCGTAGATGCTCTGAGGTGCTGAGAAGCCGTATTCGCCAATCTTGAACTTAACTTTGGAACTGTTTGGGGTGGTGTCGTGCCCCTTGACCTCATCTGCGTAGTCTTCCGCATCGAAGCCCGTGCCTTCAAGCGTGCTGATTTCTTGCAACATACTGACCAGTATGTCCTTGTCGTAGGTCGCTTTGTCTGCGGTCTTGTTGTCCGCCAGGACTATTTTGGAAGCCTGTTGCTCGTCAACGTCGACCCATACAACCGCAATTTCTTTCCAGCCGAGGGATGAGGCCGCTGCGACGGTGTGGTTTCCCTTTAAGACTTCGTTCGTCCTCTTGTTCACAACCACAGGTCGGTATTGTCCGAGGGTTCGCAATGACTCGCTGATTGCTCCGATGTCGCCTTCTCGTGGGTTCGCTGGATAGCGTTTTAGGTTCGCAATTGGCTCCAGGGTTGTCTCGCCCATAGAGTAGTTTTGCTCGCTCGTTTGGGGCTTCTGGCGCTCTTTGGTGTCGTTCTTTGGCGCTCTTGGCTCCTTTGGAACGTCGAGCCGGTCACGGATTTCCTTGTTGACCTTTGCCTTCTTGTCGCCTACTGCACCCTTGATGCTCTGAGCCCAGAGTTCATAAAGTTCGGGGTCTAGTTCGCCCTGGAACTCTCCCAGTTTTATCTTGACCGTTTTGGGCTGGTCGTCCTTGGTCGCTCCGCCACCTCCGCCAGCAACTCCACCAGAATCCAATTCGTGGTCAATTTGTAGGGCTTCAATCTCGGTGGTTTCCCATCCCGTGCCTTCAAGGTCTGGGAGTGTTTTTAGCAAACCCAGTAGAACTTCGTTGTTGTAGACCGCAATGTCGCTGGTGCGATTGTCCGCAACCAAGACTCGTAGTGCGCTGTCTTCGCTTCCCTCGTATCGGGTGACTGCGATTTCCTTCCACCCCAGGGACTTGGCTGCTTTCCAAGTGTGGGTGCCAGCGATGATGGTATCGTTCCAAATCACGATTGGCGAGTACTGCCCATTGACTTTTAGCGACTCCGCAATAGCGGGGATGTCCCCTATTCGTGGGTTTTGCGGGTGCGGTTTAATGCTGTCAATAGCAACTTTTTCCGCTTTTACGTTGATGGCCATGGAACAATGCTACAACGGGGGTTGGTTATTTGCTTCAGCCAACTGTTTAGCGAGCAGTCTTTTAGCCCTTTTTCTTTCGTTTCTGCGGGCTTTCGCCTCCGGTGATTCTTTGTAGCCCTTATTCGCTTCGTACATCGCCTTGCCACAAGGGGCGCAACGACAACCGTAGTTGCTGTACCCATTCTTTGTGCCGTGCGGAATACTTTCGAACGGTGTGTTCCTGTAGCGAGCGTGGCGTGTGATGCGTTGGTGGGCGGTTGCGCTTTTGCGACATGGCTCGCAACGACAACCTCTGCTGAAGTACATCGTTGGCGTACCGTGCTTAACGGTGTCTACCGGCTTGGGTTTCTTTTCCTTCGGTTGCTTATTGATAGATGGAACTTTTATTAGTTCGCCGTTCTTGTCAACCGCCCACTTCATTTCAATGGTGTTCAATCTTCAACCTTGTCGATGCTCCACTTGAAGCGTCCACTGTCCCAATCAAACTTTTCTGTTGCCCTCATTAATGACTCGGCGTGGTTGATGTTGTGCGCCTCTATGATTCGTCGCTCAAAGACTCTATCGTTTCGAGCATCGTGCTGAATCAACCACTTAGCCATTATGCGACCATCCGATTGCGTCTTTGCAGAGACTTAATTTGCTCACGCTTGTTTCCACTGAGGCCACCGTAGTAGCCAACCTTGATTGAGTTTCGCAACGCATAATCCAAGCAGTCCTTCGCCACTTCGCAAGAGCCACAAACTCTCTCGATTTCCCTCTCAACGAAGTGCGCTTTTCCAACTTCGGGGAAAAACATTGAGGTGTCGAGTCCTCTGCACGATGCCCTCTCGTACCAATAGTCTTCTAGTTTTGCCACCAGTTCTCCCTGTTTTCTCCATCTTCTCGTTCGTATGATGTCTCATTGTATGCGTAGACATTTCGTGGTCGCTCTGGACGCTCAATTTGAATTTTCAAAAGTCGGTCAGCAACTGTATCCCGTGCCTCTTCATTCTTCAACTTGAAGCAGTACTCACCAATCAGGTCGTACAGTGCTTTGCGTCGCTCCATAAGGGTTGGAAGCGCACGAACATCTTCAAACTTTCGACACCACTCAATAAACCCCTTGCCACCCTTTGGGCGAACAATGTAGATGGGCGCTAACCAATACATCTGGAAGTCATCGCCAAATGAGTTAGTCCACTTATCTAAGATGGCCTTGTCAATTTGGTGTGTGCTGGCACTGGCGCTTAGGTCAACCCAGTCATTCAGATGATTCTGATTGGGCTCCCCGAACATCATCTCCTGCATCTTTACTTCCCTTCAATCCGTTGACGAATTCGATTACTGAATCTTGAACGTACTTCTCAAAAGTAACGCCCTTAATTTCTGCTGCTTTGGTGATTGTTGCTACTTGTTCTTCGTCGAATTCAATTTCGAGTTCAGACCAGTTTGGATTTTCAGGCATATGGTTCCTCGCCAATAGACAATAGGTAGACAATAACGCAAACTACAGCGACGATGGCAAATATTTCCACTGTTCGCTCCCTCCGTTTTCCAGTGCGGACTCTGCTAATTCTGCGCTTTTCTTGTGGGCAAAAATTATTTTCCCTTTCGGGGTTTGGATTTCCCATGCGCCCGAATCGTTTTTAGTTGCCACTCTTGTCCTTCTTGCGTCCAGACAAGGTGTAGCCAAAAATGAACCACATTGCGTAAAGGCATGTATCAAATAAACGTTCAAGCATTTTTAATTGCTTCCTTTCTTCCACCATCGGATACCAGCGAGCAAAAAACCAAAGCCCGCTAGAACTAAAACAAATTCATTCAATGCCTCGGTGTGCATAGAACCCCCTTGTAGTTGATAACAACATTACTACGGTTTAGTTCAAGTAGTCAAGGACTGATTCGCATCTCTTTGTTCCCCAGCCACGGTTCGAACGTGGAATAACAGATTCAAAGTCTGTTGTGTTGCCGGTTACACCACCGGGGATTGACTTGCATTACTTTAACAAAGTTGCTAAGTTGGCGTCGAGCAAAATGCTCAACCGACAATGCGTAGCGCAAGACCCCTCGTCACAACCGGGGGGTCTTGTCGTTTCTTGTCTCACTTCTTAATGCTGTACATATCAATCATTAACCCTTGTTCTGTTGGCCAGAGCAATCATTAACTCGGTCGCCATTGATTCCTCTTGAATTTCTTCGTCGTCGCCATCGGTAATCTTGTCGACAACCTTTCGCTTAGCGTCAATCAGAAGAGCGATGTCTTCGTCAATGGTGTCCGAGGTGAGCATGAGCCAACCAGTAACGCTGTCTTGCTGACCAATACGGTGGCAACGGTCAACTGCTTGCTCCATGTCGCCTGGTGTCCATCCTTGCTCTAGGAATAGAACATCGCTTGATGCTGTGAGTGTTAGGCCAACACCTGCTGCTTTGATGTTGCATGCGATGACCTTCTGCTCGTCGGCGTTTTGGAATAAGTCAACCGCTTCTTGTCGACGCTCGGCTGTCAGACCGCCCTGAATCTTTATGTTATTACTGAAGTTTGTTGCAATCTCGTCTACGACATCACGGTGCCAACCAAAGACAACAAGTTTCTTGTCTGTCGCTAAGAAGTCGTCAATCCACTCACGGGCAACCTTCATTTTTGCCTTTGCTGCGAGTTGCTTTAAGGTGGACAGTGCGACTAGATGTTCGGCTGCACGGGCTCGTAGCGCCTTCTTCCAAGCCTCTTGACGTGCTTCCTCAGTAGTAGCGCCAGACTCTTGTGCCATCTTCAAAGCCAACTCAGTTAGGTACTTAACAATGTTTGCTTCGGCCTTGCGATATTCCTTCATAATCTCTGGGTCGCCCTCGATGACTACTTCACTCCATCGCTTAGGTGGCAATTCCTTTAGAACATCCGCCTTGCGACGACGGACGTAGCACGATGCCCTGAGTTTTCGGTTAAGTGACGCAAGGGTTCGTGAGCCTGCTGTCCCGTATGTCGAGCGGAATCCTCGTGTCCCGCCAAACTCTTCAATGCGATTTACGACTCGCAACTGAGTTAGTAGTTCTAGTGGCGTATTGACCACTGGTGTTCCCGATAGGCAGACTCGTATTCCACCCTCGACAACTTTGTCACTTAGGCGGATTGCTGCTTTGCTTCGTTGCGCTTGGCCATTCTTGATGTAGTGGCTTTCGTCAAAAACAACGCCCCGAATGGTTGGCAATTTATCAACCCAGTGCGAAAGGATGTCGTAGTTGATTACGTAGATGTCCGCATCGGGTACAAATCCGCTTGTCCCGGAGATTACCTTTACCTTTACGCCACCAATCCATTGCTCTGCTTCACGCTTCCAATTCAGTTTTAGTGACGCTGGAACCACGACTACCGCCGGGAACGACTCGGTAGCCTTCAGTAGTGCTAGTCCCTGGCTGGTTTTACCAAGACCCATCTCGTCACCGATGATTACGCCACCATTGGTGGTGTACTGACGGAACCAATTCTCTCCGTCAAATGAGTAGCCCATTGCACGAAGACCATACGCAACGCCTGCTCGTTGGAATGGGAACAGTTGAAGCCTGTCGTTTCCAAAACCTTTGATGGTGATTTCGGCATCGTGGGCTGCGCTGGCTTCGATTATTTTGCTTAGTTCTTCTGCCTCGCCGAATAGCGCCCTTGCTTCATTGCTTACGTCTGCCTTTGTCTGTTGGACAAACGCCAAAACTTCGTCAACTGATTCAATTGGAACTATCCACGCCTTGCGTGGTGCTGACCATGACGCTCCAGGCATCTGCCTAACCTGCGAGACAAGTTGTGCGTCGTAGTTAAACGACAGGGCGAACATGCGCTCGTGAACGTTGACCTTTACGTTGGAAGATATTTCAACGTCGACCAATCGCTTAACGTCTTCGCTCATGAAGATGTTGTATTCATTGGCGATTTTACGCAGAAGAGAAATCATCCCCTTGGGGAAAATCCATTCTTTGTGTTCGTCATTCCATCGTCGACTTGGGACGCTACGGATGGCGTCAATCAAGGATGGGTTGTAGTCGCAAGTGAGGACAATCTCACTACGTTGCAAGACCATGGTGCCCTGATAAACCGGCTCACTGAACAGTTGCGCTTGTTCCAAAACAGCCTTGGCTCTGTTGGTGACTGGGATGTTGTTTCTCTTAGCCCATTCAAGTGTGGCGCCATGCTTGTTTGTTGGTACAAGGTGTCCACGAAACTGTGGGTTCCACGTTGCACCAATACCTGCACGTGGATATACGGGGTCGCCGTATGGTAAAAAGACCAACACTTTTCCGTTGATAACGTCGACGCAACGGATGCCTGTTTTGCGCCCGACATCTCGTGGTTCAACAATTGCTTCAAAGTCAATACCGGCAGATTCAATCTGGTTGCGGTATTTCTTAATCATCACCCATGCTTGGCGCTGAAGTTCCTCAGTCCAAACCTCTGGTGGCGTGTTGGCTAACTGCTTTCCAAACTTTGCGTCAGTACCGTTAAATCCTTGACCGTCAGTTGAGTGAGCGCCATCGCAATTGAGAGCGACTGCCTGAACTGCTTGAACGAGAAGTGGGTCTGGATTCATAGTTATCGAATGTAGGACAACGGCGCAGTTCTACGACGAACCGTTAGTTAAGTGCGATTCTTTAGGTCGGACTTGGTGCAGAGTTGGGGAAAGAAGGATAGAACACCCAAGCCCGGCACTTTGACTCCTTGTCCTATAAAAACTATACAGGAGTATAGGCTCTAAAGCAAGTAATGCTTTTACTTATCCCGGTTGTGGTGCTTGTA